CTTGCATATTTTCTGGTGGTGGCATCAGTGTTGGCTCTGGCATCACTTCAGATTCTTTTTCTTCTGATGGTAACATTGTAAACATTTCTGCAAATGTTTCTAACTCCACAGGTTTTTCTTTTTCTTTGGGTGCCACTATCATTGGTTGCATAGTTATAATTGGAAGTTCTTCTTTTGGTTCTGGTAATAACATGGGCAGGGCTTCAAATACTTCTAACGTTACAGGTTCTTCGGGTTCTGTCATTCTTAACGGTTCAAATTGTATTTCTTCGTTTAGTTCTAACTTTTGAAATAGTTCTCTAACCTCAGTAAATTCTGTAGATAAAGTTTCACTAACACCAATTAAATTATTTTCTATTGCTGGAGGTAAAACAACATCATCATAAGTCATGCTAACGGATATATTATCTACATTAGGTCCGCCTAAATTAGAAGGTGCGTTAGCATCAGATCCACCTATATTAATATTACCTAGATTTGACCCAACACCTGTATAGATAAGTTGATCAGTAAAATTTTCTCCATTGATATCTGTAACGTTAGTTCTACTTTGTGTGACTGTTGCTAGAATATTACCAGCATCATCTTTAATAGTTAGTGTATTTGTAAACGTATCTGCAGGTCCTGATCCACCCCAACATCCTGCAACACCACATTCACCATTTTGCACTTCTATTTTAGAGTTAAGTGTTATGCCATTGTTTAACATGGGTTGTGTAATATTCTCTGATGTTAAACCAAAGTCTTGATTTATAGATCCGTTGTTACCAAACTCTAAATCATATTGACTAGATAGGTTATCCGGTCCTGTGCAACAGTCATTTAATACTTGAACATCACCTTGTGTGGTCCAACCATTAGCATTACCTGTTTCAAAGTTTCCGTTGGTGATTAAATTACCTGTGGTTCTCTCTTCAGCGTTACTGAGACTTAGACTTAATAGGAGGCAAAGGCTTGATAACAATAGTTTTTTCATCGATCTTTTCCATTATTTTTAAATTTTTTGTATACTGTCTGTAATCAGGTCTTAGCTTATCGTATTTTTTCCAAAGAGTATTAGCTTGTTTTCCAATCTTACCCTCAAATGGACAAGGTGTTCCCGCTTGTACCATTGCTTCAAACACACGTGGGTCTTGACAAAGAAGAGATATTGCAGCTACTTTCATACCCATTGAATCTAATTGTCTTGATAGTTTTATTCTTTCACAGTTTTCATCTCTAAATGTTTTACCACCAGAGACACCCAAACCAAAAGTTTGAACTCCTGCACTTGCTCCAACACTACATACATCAACGCCAGATGAGTTTACACCAGGAGCAAAAGCACTTGGTGGTGCTGATCTTATGTTAGAAGTTGAATTGTTTGTTGTAGTTGAACTTGAACTTGATCCTGATTGATAAGTTGTAGAAGATGTGTATCCACCTTCAATGGCTGTGTTAGATCCGGATGTATTATTTTGTGTTGATCCAGCATTAGCATCACTTGTTAAAGCAAGTGATATAACTATTGCTAATAAAAACTGCCTAATCTTTTTCATCTTTTTTATCTACCTCATAAAACATTCTGTCAGAGTCCTCAGTAATCAGCCCTTTGTTCTCAACATTCCAATAGGTTGTTTGTACTTTGTAGTCTGGCCAGTTGTTCTTTACTGTGAAGCTTGGAACACTCCAGATTAATCTATTGTTTGGTTGAGCGGCAAAGTTGCCGTTGTCTAAAGCAAGAACATGAGCACACTTATGTTCTTGAGGTATTTCTGAGTGCTCTACATCTAGTATATTACTATCTGGAGCGGCCCAGTCAATGGTAAATAAGTATTCACCATGATAAAATTTTTTGTCTATGCCTCTAAATTTACCTTTTTCGCCTACTAAAAAATCAAAGCAATGCACACTAGGATGATAACTAAAACAGTTCCACAGTTCCAACTCGTGTACTGACATATCCGGCACTTTGGCTCGGTCATGCGATTTTTGGAAAAACGCTGAGATAGGCAGTCTCCAATAACACGCACCGTTCTCCAGCATACAGTGGAATAGTATGGCACGTCCTGCAATACTTGTGATACCGAAGACCACAACGTCTTCAGCCTCTCCGTGATGTTCTTGTAAATCATATAAATATTCTCTCCTTATCTGACAATAGATTGGTGGTATATTTGCATTTAAATAAGCCATAGTTAATCATAAATATCGCCCCAAGTTTCGCCTGATTCATAGTCAACTTTGTTTGGGACTTCCAAGTTAACGGCATTTTCCATAATCTCAATAATTTTTTTAGCATGATTCTCAGACTCAACTGATAAATCTAATTCATCATGAATTTGTATATGTGCTATAATACCTTCTTTGTAAAGTTCTAACATTGACTTTTTTGTCATGTCTGCTGCAGAGCCTTGTATTAATTTATTTAGTGCTTTGTATGTGTAAGCTCTCTTAATTCCTGGTCCGTGTTCCTTGAGTGCCTCTTCATGAGGCATGGCTTTATGCATACCAAACTGATTTGGCTCCCATAGATGAAACCTGCATAGTCGTCCTAGTAAAGTTCTTATCTGTCCACGGTCTTGTGCACGATTAGATGCTGCACTCATTAACTGTTTTACAAAAGGAACTTTTTTATGATATTGATTAAATAATTCTTCTGCCTTTTCTTTCGTAACACCTAATTCTGCTTGTAATTTATTTTTACCCATACCATAGAATAAACCTAAATTAATTGTTTTAGCTTGTGATCTTGGTATCTGCGCCATGTCTGCAACGATCTGGTGAAAGTCTGTTGAGATATCACTATTATATGCTTCAATAACTTCGTAAACAGATGGAAACTTATATAAAGATGCATAGTGCACAACTAGTCTTGGTTCTTGTTGTGAGTAATCAAAACATCCCCAGGTATGTCCCTCCTCTGGTAAAAATAAAGATCTAATTAGTGGTCCTAGGTCCTTGTTCCTTGCTGGTAGTTGCTGTAAGTTTGGATTATTGTAACTAAATCTACCTGTTACAGTTCCGCCTTGATCTGATCTTATTTGATTAATATCTGCATGTATTCTACCTTTGTGTTCATATCTAATTATTGTATCAATAAATGTTGTATGAGCCTTGTTTATCTCTCTAGCTTTTGCTATTCTTTGAACCATGGGATGCTTATGTTCTTGAAGAAAGTTTTTGGTAAAAGATGGTGACTCTGTTTTTTCAGTTCTGGAATAATCTAATCCAAGTTTGTCGAAAACTTTGGCGATGCTACGTGCGGCCCATATTTGAACATCTATTTGTGTTTCTTTTTCAACTTCTTGCAGTAATTGTGCTTCTTGTTTTGACAATTGTTTTTTCAGTGTATGAGCTCTTTCGACATCGACGCGAACCCCTTTAAATCTCATATCAACTAAACAAGGGAATAAATCAGTTTCTAAATTAAAAATAGATTCTATATCTTGATGAATAATTTCTCGTTTCATAACTTGCCAAAGTTCCAATGTTAACTCTGCATCTCTTTCTGCGTATGCTCCTACTTCCATGGCAGGTAGTTGCCATAGATCTTGTTTTGGATCTAAACCACGTGATTTAGCTGCTTCTATTAATGCATTTTCTGATTTACCATAACCAAGATAGTCCCAACCTAAACTATTTAAACTGTATTGAAAACGATTCTCATCTACAAGTGATGCAGCAATCATCGTGTCTACTATTAAACCATTAATTTTTATACCTAACTGACGTAACCAACACACATCATACATTGCATTGTGAAATATTTTGACAGAAGTTGTAGACATGATATCTTGAAACCATGATAAGACTTTTTTTCGATGCATATTTTGACCTGATGCGTGAGCAATCGGAAAATAAAATTTCCGACCAGGAACAGCAACAGCGATTCCAACAACGTCGCCATTTCCTATCACCGATCCTGAGCCTAATTTTTTTAAATCAGGATCACGAGTCTCTAAGTCAATCGCAATCTCGTCGTAAGATCTAAGATCTGGAAACTCTTCCGGCTCTACCCATTCGGTTTGTGCAACAAAAAGAGGAACTTTCATTTATAATCTCTAGCTATAATCATATCGATGTAATGTTTTGCTTTTTCTAAATCTTTCTTTTTACCTTTTCTAGAGTGTCTCAAAAGATATTTTATTACATTACCTGTTGGAAAATCTAATTTATTTTTTATAATAAATTCTGCAGGTTCTATCACATAATCTTTATAGTGATCCCCACCTTTGTCTTTTAACACTGCCTCAAAAAACAATGGGTTTGTCATAAATTATAACCGTACCTTTCTATTTTAGCTCTCATTAAGTAAAGATTTTTTCTTGCACGAGTAACACCTACATACCATACTCTATGTTCCTCATCTCTCTTATTTACACTATTCTCAACAGATTGTCTAATCTTCCTAGCGTTATCTAAAATTAAAACCACGTTATCAGACTCACCCCCTTTTGCTGCGTGTATGGTAGATAATCTTACTCTTGCGTCCTCGAATAATTTTTCTTTATTTGATAACATTAAACGTATATAATCTTTTTGATTTTTTGGTGCGAAAGTAAAGGATTCAAACCAGGTTAATTTTTTATCCATCTTGTCTGTGTATTCTTGTATGTCCTTCATTTCATTTTCCGTAATACTCTCTCCTTTTGTCCATCTAGTGTAGTTTACAATTGCTTTGTAAAGTTTTACTGTGTAACTCTTTCCCTTTTTAGTTTCATAATAAACTCCACATTCCTCTAATTGTTTCATGATATCTTTTAATTTAGATGCAGTTCTTGATAATATTAACCAATTACCTTTTGTTGTATCAACTTGATTAATATCAGATATGGTTGTTACATTACCCTCTTCATCTTTTGGACTATACCTTTTACCTACTCTAAGTCCTTGTATTCTATTAATTATTGTTTTTGATGTTTGTTGAACTTGTGATGGTATTCTGTGTGATTGTGTTAAAAATATTTCTCTACCAGATTCGTTAATAAATCTATTTACATCAGCTCCTGCCCACTGAAATATAGCTTGATCATCATCGCCTGCTAAATAAACATCTTGAGATTTTTCTACTAAGACATCATACATTTTCCATTGTAAAGGTGATAGGTCTTGTGCTTCATCTATAAACACGACTTCAAACTCAGGACAAACATTTTTTTCTATGAACATAGAAATCATGTCGTTAAAATCTATTAAATTATTTTTAACTTTATATTCTTTTAAATTTAAAGCTATGTGGGATAGTAGCTCCCACTTAACATCTTCGTTAATATATTCACTTGTGTACCACTCAGATCTTACAGATATATCTTTGTTTCTAGCTTTGTTAATAATTTGAAAGTATAAATTATCACATGTAAGATAGTGACTTTCTTGATCATTATACTTATCTTGAAAGTTGACTCTTATGTTTAACATTTTACCTAAGTCTTCGTAATGGTGAGGTTGCATAATATTTTCTTCTCTAAGTCCAAGTGAATGAAAAGCAAGTGAGTGTAAAGTTTGAAAATATTGTAATTCTTTTTTTGGTTTGTTCATTCTTTCTTTTGCTTCGTTAGCAGCTTTTCTTGTAAAAGCAAAATAACCAATCTTGTCTAGCGGTGTATCTATGTCTATGTAGTGTTTAACTATTTCTAAAAGTTTTGTGGTCTTCCCTGTCCCAGGTGGTCCATAGACTTTTGTTATCATAATATATCTTCTCTATCTTTCATAGAAATTACTTCGTCTTGATACTCCTCCTTTTTAAAATAAGATTTTAATATTTTAACACAAGTAACATCTGGATTAGATTTTTTATCACCAGATTTTTTTGGATATCTTTTTCTACAAACAAAATCCTCGTCTTGTATTTTGTACAATGTTTTCATTAACACACCCGTTCTGTCTTCTTTCATCTTCCATTCTTTATTTTTTAAAAAATTAAAAAATTTACCCCACACAAAATAAACATACTCATCATCCATTAATGTAGCTCCATTTTTAAATGATGTATGACTGTTAGCTAACACTTGAAACACATATTCATTTAAATACTCATGGAGTTTTTCTTCCTGACTAGTTCCCTCTGCTGGTTTAATTAAATCTACTCTACTAAATAATGCTGTTTGTATTTCAAAAAATTCAGAATTTTTTATTGTTGGTGGAACTATGTGTGCTTGTTCCATGAGCACACCTTTTAATTCTCTTTGATCTCTAAGTTTGTTGACGTGGTTTGCATGAATTTGAACTGTTTCACCTCCAGGTTTCTCTACTGTAAAATAGTATTCTGGGTTTGGTTTGTAATCTATCTGTGTAAGATTACTTAACATAGGCCAACTTTTCTTTTTATCTGATGTAATACCAAATTTTCTTTTAATACAAACAGATTTCATACAATAATTTACTATTGGATCCTCAGAGCAAGTATGACCTTTGGTATCTTTTTTCCACTGTTTAATTTTTAATTTTACTTTTTCATCATTCCAATTTGATGAATATACAAAATAGTTTCTAGCAGCTTCTAAAACTTTATCATCCCAATTGTCAGGATATTTTTTTTTCGCAAAAACCATATAATTATATAAAAAACGATCTCTACCATCAGTTAATTTATTTTTAGTTAATGCTTGCAAACAAGGCGGACCATCTATAAACTCTTCTGCCCCACCTGTTAGTTCATCTCTAACCAGCGAGTTTGCAAATTCTTCTAGCTCACTCGCTGTTTTTATGTTTGCATCTACAACTTGTAAAAATTGTTCTAAAGTAAACTCTGTTCCATCATGTGGATTAACTGCTACTCTTTCTTTTTTATTATAATATGGAAGATTTATAAAATTACCATTGATAGGTGTGTCATTTTCTGTTTTTCCTAATTCTGTTTGTTTTGGAAATATTTCTGTATTTGATTCTAGTTCTAAGACATACAAAAGTTTATCTAAAAAATTTCTTATAGCCGTAGCTTTTGTCTTTTCTTTTAAAAATATATAAAGGTGTAATCCACCACTTTTTGATTTTACTGGTATAACTGGTAATTTTTTATTAACAATAGTTTTTAAATATTTTCTTAAATCAAAATTTTTATAATCTGGATCAATATCTATTGCACCAAACTGTGCCATACCTTCATCATCACAAGGTTGCACACCAATAGATTTTTTGCCTTTTAAATGTTGAATATAATCAATGTTAGTAATGGGCTTTCCAGCCCAAGCATGTTTAACTCTTAACTTTCCTGTTGTAGTGTCTTTATAGCCGTTGGAAACATCAGCATAACCATAGTCTCTTTTTAATCCATTAAATATCTCTATAAATTTCTGTTCCATGCGATTTGAAAATGGGCAGTTTTAGCTGCCCATTTTTGTTTAAACTAAATAGGTGAATTAGTTTTATTAGAGTTATCGCCATGCTTAACTTGAATGTCTCCTTTTGAAACACTGTCAGAAAAAGCTTTAGCTTGTTGATACATAGAGGCATCTGCCACCTGTTCAACTTTACTAACTTCCCAACCAAACCATGTACCTTTATCATTAGATTGTTGCACGGTTTTTAAATTATAAATGTGGCTAAAAGATGCTGGAGTAAATAATCCATTCTTACCTTTTAGTTTTATACTCTGCATCATGCTGTTCCATTTTCTACTAATTTTTAATTGAGTAGATTTCATTGCAATTAATGCAGTTGACGGAGTTTCCCCCATGGTTATCACAAAGTGACTAGCTGTCTTTTCAATATAATTACCGTTTTGTAATCTATCTTTGTAGTCAGCTCCTCTTGTTGTTTGTGATAAAATATCACTAGTTGATGGATGAATTTGAATGGGAGCTCCCGGGCCATCGCCTCTGTCCTTCCATTCAATGTATTCCAATCTGTAATGACATGGAATAACATTTAATCCTTTTTCTCCATTAAACAACTCAGAAGTTACAGAGTTGTAAATCATGCCAGGTTCTGCACCTTCAACATATTTACCATCTCTTTTATTAACCTCTGGAGATAGTTGTCCTAGTATCTTTAGAAAAGGTAATGCTAAATCTTCTTGAGTTAGATTACCGATTCCTTTATTTGCATCAGCTTCAAAAACATTTGTTGCTAATGCATTTTCTTTTTTCGTTGTTACTTGTGCTTTGCTCATCGTTCTTATTTCCTTGTTATTTTGGTTCTGTTTCCTGAGAACACGTTAAATAGTTCAGAGGGCATATCTAGTCCATTTTCGATACGCTCTCTGACTAAAGCTTTAAGTGTCATAGGTTCAACCTTTAATTTTTGGACAGGTTGATATCCCCGACTCTGTGCAAGGTTAGCATAATTTGCTGCCTTGTTATCTTCGTTACGACCAAAGGAAACAGTTACCTCATTTTTAATAAGGTCACCTAGGTCGTTATCTCGAAGCCATTTAAATGCTTCTTCTTTCCTTGCGGTAGGGATAGAAGCACCGTAGACGGGTTTCACTTCAACAGCGGATCCGTCTGCTAATTTCATTGTTCTCACATTCATCTCTTGCATCATAGTTGGTATAACTTCACCTCCAACCATTTCTATTTTCTTTTTAAGTTCTTTAATGTGAGCCTCTGTATCTGCGAGTTCATCTTCTAGTTTTTGTAGTTTTACTACTTGTGAAGATAAATCACCAACGTCATCTATTTTAGATAATGAAGATGTTTGATCTTCCTCAAAGTTTATTTTACTCATCTATTTCTCCTTTCTCATATAGATTGATTTGAATGGGATAATATCTTCTTTCTTGTTTATCCCATTTTAGTAAATTATATTTACCGTTTGTTATGTCGGACACAACAGAACAAGCAACACCTATTATAGCAGGATCTCCTGTTAATAATAGATAATCTTCTGGTTTATAATCTCGTAACATTTTACGAAGTTTAAATACCAAAGGTCCAGGTGATAAAATAATTTGAGAAGTTTCTGGTAACAAAACTTTTAACCTCCCATATTCAGACGCACCTATAATATTTATTTTAGGGCGACCATCCCTTGTGCCAGGTATATCTTGTAGTATGTAAACAAAATTTTCCTTCATAACTTTCTTGACATTGAATTTAATCTATCCTATATAATATGTCAATAGAAAGAATAAATAAAATTTATGGATTATAAGTTTAAGACAAAGCCATTCGCACATCAATTAAAAGCTTTGGAGTTGTCATGGAAAAAACAAAATTTTGCCTATTTTATGGAGATGGGTACAGGAAAGTCTAAGGTATTAATAGATAATATATCCATGCTTTATGATAATGGTAAGATCAATGGTGTCTTAATTGTGGCACCCAAAGGTGTGTATAAAAACTGGTATGACATAGAGATACCCACACACATGGTTGATCACATAGAAAAAAATGTGGTGCTTTGGCAAGCCAATATTACACAAAAACAAAAATTAAAATTAAAAACTTTATTTAAAGCAGGTGAAGATTTAAACGTTTTAATTATGAATGTGGAGGCTTTTTCAACTAAAAAAGGAGTTGATTTTGCTGAAAGATTTTTAGCATGTCACAAAGCCATGATTGCTATTGATGAATCAACCACTATAAAAAATCCTGGTGCTAAAAGAACAAAAAATATTTTGTCTCTATCTAGGTATGGTAAGTATAAAAGAATATTAACAGGATCTCCGGTTACTAAATCACCATTAGATTTATATACACAGTGCGAGTTCCTTGATCCGTGGTTATTGGGTCATAGTTCTTACTACACGTTTAGGACTCGATATGCTCTAATGAAAACCGCTAACTTTGGTGGTCGTTCTGTGCAAATCGTAGTTGGTTATAGAAATCTAGGAGAACTGTCTGATAAACTAAAATCTTTTTCTTACAGAGTTTTAAAAGATGATTGTTTAGATTTACCAGAAAAAACATACATGAAACGAATTATACAATTAACACCAGAGCAATCTAAAGTTTATAATCAAATGAAACAACTAGCGCTTGCTGAGCTAAATGGTAAAGTCGTTACCACTGCAACAGTTTTAACTCAACTTATGCGACTTCATCAGATAACAGCAGGTCATTTTAAATCAGATGATGGTGAGGTTCAAAATTTAAAAAATGAAAGAATCACAGAACTTACTAACATCTTAAATGAGATTAGTGGAAAAGTTGTAATATGGGCACATTGGAGAAACGACATAGAAACAATTATTGAACATCTTAAAAAAGAGTATGGGGATAACTCAGTGGTTACTTACTACGGAAAAACAAGTTTGGACGACAGACAAAGTGCCATTAAAAAAATGCAAGATCCAAATAGCAGCGTTAGATTTTTAGTTGGCACTCCGCAAACAGGAGGATATGGTATCACTCTTACTGGTGCATCCACCATGATTTATTATTCTAACGGTTATGACTTATTACTAAGACAACAATCAGAGGCTCGTATTGATCGTATCGGTCAAACAAAGAATATAAACTACATAGATATTATTTGTGAGGGAACCATTGATGAGAAGATTGTTAAAGCCTTAAGAAAAAAAATTAATATTGCAACAGAAATAATGGGAGAGGAGCTTAAAGATTGGATATGATGGTGATGTTAGCACTAACCATAGCTATTTTAGCTGTAATGTTTATTAATTCAGCGTCTTAATTTTAGGGGTACCCAAGTATCCTAAAACGTAAAAGACAGGCCTCTACGGCTATTTAAACGGCTTTTTATTTGTAAAAAATGGTGAAAAGAGACAAAAGTAACATTCCTAGACCACCAAGCAACCAGTAGAGTAGTCTGTCTACCTTGCCATGAATTTTGTCAATATCTTGATGCATGTGTTTGAGATGATTGTTCTTAATAGAACTAACCTCACGTTTCAATCCTGTGATATAGCCATACAAAGCTATGATGTGTTCTCCGGTTGTTTTAGGATCTTTTGCCATTATCTCCCTCCAAAGGCTCTAATTCTATTGATAGTTTGTTCTGACGTCAATGGTGTTTGTGTCTGAACAATATCAGGATCAGGTGTTGGTGTTGAACCTAGAGGAGGTGTTTGTATTTGAACATCTGAAGATATTACAGGTTTTTCTTCTTCAAAAAAATTAACCTCTCCATCAATTAAATCTATGTTTCTGTTTTCTGAGATAATTTTGTTAATTCCAGAAAAAGCTTGAAAATAAGGATTAGGCACACTTACACCTTCTTTTGTATTTAAATCATTATTTATTTCAGAAATCCTATTAACAAAAAATTCACTAGGTTTATTAGGAGTATATTTACCTCTCATTAAATCTTCAAAAATATCTTTTCTTAATCCTTTTCTTTTAACTTTTCTTTCGATAACAATATTAGAAACACCTAAAGTTCTGGCAGCATCTATGTTTTTATACATCTCTTTTAAGGCTACAAATCTTCTACTTTCAGAATATTTATAAGCATCTAAAATATCTTCTCTAGAAACACGTCCACCTCTTAACAAAGGAGCTGTAAATAAATTATTTGATTGTCTTAAATCACTTAAAAAAGATGTGGTCATAAAAGTTAGAGCTTTTTCTGGATCTGATTGAATAATTCTATATCCAAATAATCCCGGTAATTCATCATCTAAATTAAAAAGATCACCGTATTTAGTTGTTTTACCTGTTGCTGCTTCACCTAATCTTTTTAATTGAGGTAAAGAACCTGGAGCTAAAGCCTCACCTATGTGAAATATACCTTTTCCAACTCTTACCATTGGGTCATCAGCCTCAGACCAAATTCTTCTACCATCTATACCAACACCTCTTCTTAAAGTGCTGTCGATTAAAGCTTCAACAAAAATAGACTCTGAAGCAAATGGTTCTAGTATTTCACTAACTCCATCAACTAATCCCTTACCAAGAGCTTCTTTTAAAGATTCATTAGAACCATCTGTTTGAGATAGCGCATTTTGCACAGCTCGATAGGGTCTAAGTAAAAAATCATAAGCGTTTGAGTAACTGAAATCTAGATATTTTAAATGTCCTTTTTCATTTCTTCCTTGTGGAATTAGTGTTGAATTTTTTGACCACTCTGGAACAAATCTTCTTAAAGCTCTCATTTCTTCATCGGTAACATTGTGTTGAGCTTTGCCCATTTCAGCTAACATTATAGGTATACCTCCAACGGTTGTTCCAAAACCAAGTAATCTTCTTAAACCTAGAGCTCTTAACTGTGGGATTCCACTTGTAATTTCATCAATAGATCTTTCTATGATATTATTACCCGTTCTCATAATCTCTAACGGAAATGCTATGAAGTTTCCAAATGGTGATTGTCTTAAGGCTTTTGCTGTTCGACCAATATATTCGTAGTTTGGAACTTGATTTCTAACGATATTAGCAGATATTTCATCTAAGAACCCTTCAAAAGATTCATCAACAATTTCTTTTCGTGCTGTTTGTTTACTAAAATATTGACCTGCTGCTTCTAGTCCTTCAACTTCTCCATTTAAAACTGCTTTATAGTTTTGTCTATTTATACCAAGTTGATTTAAAATACTTGAGTGTCTGTTTCTCTCTAACTCAAATGTGGTAATTTTCCAAAAATCATCTTCTGCAATATAAGATTCTTGTAGTTTACCAAATACTTTTTTAACTCCACTAGGTAATTTTTCTAATTTTTGTATTGCTTTTGCACCACTTGCTCCTCCAGCTATATCTCGAGTAAGTCTAGCTATCTCCCCCGCCTCAACTTGTGTTCCTACAATTCCTAACCTTTGATACCTTGCAAAATTTCTGGCTTTTTCCTCTGGCAAAGTTCCAAATACTCTTCCAGCTGTTAGTTCATAAGCATCACCCAAAACACCTTTTCCACCTAAAATTTTAGGTGCTAAAGTTTGAATGTCAGTTAAACCAGGTAATATTGCTCCGTTTGATAAAGTAAACGCCGTAGCACTTAAAAAGTTTCTTACGTGAGTTATTGGTGATAAAATTGTTTTTGCAATTTGTGTTGCACCCTTTGGTGCTAGTAACATGTATCGATAAGCAAGACCTATTTGTGTATTGTTTAACCAGTTGCTCATAGTGTCAAACATAGCCTCGTACTCAGGTGCTCTAACATATTTACCCTCTAATGCTGATAAACCTTTTAATTGTCCTGTTTCAGGTTCAACATATCTAAACTTATTAGGATCTAATTTATTAGCAAAATCATCTCCAAACTCCCTTGCCATTTCTTGTGCTGTAAATATTTTTTTATTCGGACCTGTGCTAAACGCTTTGTTTAATTCATCCATATATCTCAATCCATAAAATAATCTTGCTTGTCTAGAAGTTGTAGCGTGAAACGTATAGGTAGGATCTTTAACAACTCCTAATAACTCTCTTTGATAAGGTTCTGCAACTCGTTTAGTTAAAACATCTGGTTGCAAAGCGACTGCTTTTATTTCTTCAGGGGTAGCTTTTTTACCGGTCACAGATTGAACGCCACTTTTAAATTCTTTTTTTAATACATCTTCAACATCTAAACCTTGTTCGTTAATATAATTTTGTATTTGTTTATCTATGTTGGCATCCATTCTTTTTAATTCTGCTTTTGATTGAGGAATTAAATCTCCTTTTTTAAATCTAGGAGTTCCATCTGCTAATTTTTCTGTTGAATCTTGAAGAAAATAATTTTTTTCATTTGCAGCATAAGATTTTAATTTATCTGCTTTTAAAATTTCTCTAGACTTTTTAATTGTTTCTTCTGTAACTTTATATTTTTGAAAAAGAGGTAAATCATCAAAAGCTTTAAACCTATAATTTACATAACTTCCTAATTCATTAGAAAAAGTTTTAAATTGATCATCTGTTAGTTTACCCCCTTGCATAAGAAGAGAGGACATATTGTCAATTCCTAGACGAAGATTAATAACACTATCAGTTAATTTTTTAGAAGTAATATCATCAACTCCAGCATTTTTCATAGTGTTTTGTAAAAGTTTTAAAGAACTACTAACCTGATAATCATCTTTTGTAAAAATACCTTTTTTTATTCTAGCTGATCCTTGTAAATTTTGTTTTATTTGTTTTAATTCGTTTACTAATTGGCTTCTTCCTGGTTTCAATAATTTTTTTGTTTTTTTATCTTTTACACCTCGCAATAACTCTTCTCTTCTTTCTATTTGAAGAACTTCAGCGGTTGGATCTTTTTTAGCTGCAATACTTAAATCTTTTAACTCATCATCAATAAATTTAATTTGATTTTCTAAATCAGGAACTTTAGATAATAATTGTTGATGACCTTTATTAATTTTAATTTTTGCTAAAACTCTATCTCCTCTTGCAGCGTTAAGGAGTAAATCTTTAGAATCAACTGGAGATGGCCCAATAAAATTTGGATTAACTTTACCTTCAATTATGTCTTGTATTCTCTCTTTTATTTTTTCTTGTGTTATAGGTTTAAATTTTTCTTCACCAAACTGTTTTCGTAGAGCATCATTAAGTGGATCAACAATTTCTTTAGTGAGTTGATCTAATTGTCTTGCTGATTCTAAACTTGAACGTTCGATAGCTCTTATGGCATCTTCTGAAGTTTTTAAAGATTCTAACGTAAACCTACTTCCACCACCTTGTGGTGATAGTCCTAGTCTTACTTTTTGAACAATTCTTGCAGCAAAACCTGGTGCAAATTCATCTATGCCATTCGGATCAACATTTCTTACTTTTTGTATTCCTTTACCTGCACCAATTAATGCAAGATTAAACAAAGCACCCTCTGTTCCAAACTTTAATCTATTTTTTAATCTACGATAAGCTTCATCTCTACCTTCTTTTGATGTATCTCTATCCAGCATAGTTATTGCATAGGGTTCTAGTGAAGTCCCTTTTGCAATATCTGCTAACGTTCCAATATCCTCATCTGCAACAATAGCTTCACCAAGTCCAGCGCCTATAATTCCACCGCTTGTTTTGCCCATTATCTTTCTACCTGCATTTGTCAGGCTGAAACTCTTTCCTGCTCGTTTTGCAGCTATGGCTTTCTTAGCTGTTTCTCTAGCAAATTGTTGACCTTCTTTTACACCTAATTTTCTTAATTCTTGAACAGCTGCTCGTTTACCTAACCCTCTAGCAGCAGTGGCTCCCGCTCTTGCACCAAGTGCAAAACCACCTACACCTAATGGTGCAATTTGTGTAATCGCTTGTGTGATTTTACCAACGGTTCTAGCTTCTGCTTCATCGTCAAAAGGATTAACATCATCAAACCATTGCTCCACACTTTTAGCTGTATCTGTATCACCAATTAAATCAAATATTTCTGCTCCCAAAGATACAAAACCTTTTGGTATGTTCCAAAGACCTGTTGCTACACCAGCTAATGCTGATTCAAAAAAACCAACATCATCCTCTGGTTTAGCTTCTTGTTTATTTAATTCGTCAACTGATATTTCTTGACCAAGTTCTATAGCCATGAATCCTCCTATTTAATAGGCTTTACCGTGCCTGGTCCACTGCCTAGAAATAATTTACCTTGTTCATCGTAATAATAAATACCTTCTTCTACTTTAGATGAATCTTTTTTACCTTTTTTTAGGGGAAATTTTACAATAGTTTTATCATTAAGTTCTTTATCATAAATTTTTGTAGCTAAATTTAATGCAATTTCGGGTGATGCCACATCTAAAACTTTTTGTCTTGCTTCTATTGCTTGTGTTCTAGTTTTTGCATCAGTGCCCAACATTTTTTGAGCAACACCTCTAATTCCAGGATCATCGCTTTTTAATGCTGTTGCTAAACCTTTTATTCTTTTAATAGTGGGATCATCTATTCTACCAAGAGCAAATTTAGCGGCTTCTAACTCTAACGCTTTGTCTGTTGCTCTTTTAGTTCTTTCAATTCTGCCCAGTTGAGAAATTGGGTCTATGGCTGCTCGTCCTATTGCTCGTGTTAAACTACCGCCAGGTTGAGCTATAAGATTAGCTCCAAATTTTGCAAGTTGTAAAAATCTTTCTCGATTAATATCATCTTCATCATCTTTTGTTAATTCTTTAAACATACTCATGTAACTTTTAACTGTTTCAATATCATCATCTATGTTTTTAGAAGTTGATTTTGTATTTTTACCATCACCAGAGTCACCTGGTTTATCTGGTTTTTCTGCTATCTTAACTAATGGAAATCTATCCTTTTGTTTTTGTAACGTATCTGAACCTAGACCAGCTTTTTCAGCTTCTTTTATTTTAGTTTCTATATCTTTTTTTCTCTCTGTTATAAAAGCTTCTTTTCCTTGAGGACTCTCTAAAAAACTAAGTTGTTCCGATGTATTAATGTCAGCTAAATATCCTTCGTCTAAAGCTGATAGTTGTTGTAGTTCCGTCATTTTTTTTCTATACTGTTCATTAAGATCAGGTGTTCTTTGTAAATTTCTTAGAGCAATTTTTTTTTGATTTTCTTTAGTTTGAAATTGTTCAAAAGCAGACTCAAATCCGGGAGAACCACCTGTTTGCATTTGTTGTCTATCAACAATACCATTCATGATTCCTTCCATAATCGGACCACCTTTTCTAAACATAGGTCTTTTTAAAGTTTGACTCATTATCTTCTCAAACCTCCATAAATTCCTGCAAACGTCGCCCCTGCTCCTAGTGCAGTTTGTAGTGGGCTAGGACTAGGTTGTGAAGTAAATTGGAACTGACCTGGATAGCCTCCCATTAAACCTGTAACACCTGTTCCAAAGAAACCAGCTCTTTGTAGTGGTTCAAAAGCAGCTTCTCTTGCAGCTTGGTTAGCGGCATCAATTTGTGCTTGAGCAAATGCTTGTTGAGCACCACCAACAGTTCCTAGTTGAGAAATGTCAGCTCTTTGTAATTGTGGCACTAAAGAGGCAAGGCCTGTTTGAAACTGACCTGTACCTAATTGTTGTTGTGCTAAACTTTGTTGTGCCCCACCAATACCTAATGCAGATTGTGCTAAACTTTGTTCAGCCCCACCAATACCTAATTGTTGACCTGCAAGTCCTGCTCTTTGTTGAGCTAGTGCTGCTTGTTGTCCAGCAAGTCCTGACTGTGCTTGTGCTAAACCTAGTCTTCTAGTAAAATCTTGGCCTGTTAATTGTTGTGCTTGTTCAAATCCTTTTTGTAACAATTCTGCTTGTAACGCTGCTCTGTTTCTATCAGATCCTGCTTGAAACTCTGCTTGCAAAACTCCTTCACGACCACCACCAAAAGCACCAGGCACCCCTAATGCTGCTGCAGATTGTTGAGCTTGTCTTGCTGCTGCTTGTCGATCAAATTCTGTAAGAGTTGTATCAATAACATCTTGTTGAAAAGGAGATAAAAAATCTCTAAACGCTGTTGGACCCGTGAGCCCTGCTGCTTGAGTAATAAATGGTTGTGCCCCTCCTAATGTTGTACCTGCACCTGTTAGCTCAGTTCCAGCTGTCGTTAATCCTTGTTGTGCAGCCGTAATTGCTGCAGGAACATTTGCTAATCTTAAATCTGCTGCAGTAATTGCTGCAGGAACTCCAGCTAATGTTGTGCCTGCTTGTGTTGCTGCTTGTTCTGCTGCAGTTAAAAAGGGTTGAAATGATCCAACACCAGAGGCTGCAAGTTGTGCAGCTTGTGTTTGTAATGGATCTTGTGTGGCAACTCTTGGTGCAAAAGCCGCTGTATCAATTGGTGTGCCTGCAACTCTAGATAATTGATCAGCATACGTTTTACCTAACGCTTCAATAAACTCTGCGGGTAGTTGTCTTGTTTGTGTAATTTCAGCCATTATGCTACTCCTCTTCCTGCTTTTTCTGCCTCACTCATAAGGTCATATAATCTTTGAGCGCCTTTTTCAACATTACCGTTACCAATACCTCTAACAGCATCAGCGGTCATAACAAATTCATTTTTAGATAACATTGCTGGTACATCATCTGCTTTTTCTTTTTTACCCATAGGAACAAATCCACCTTTTTCTCTTAGGTCTATTTCTGAGATACCACCTTTTGCTTTTTTAATAGAAGGTGCTTCTTTGTCTTTATCAATATCTAAAAATTGTTTAATAAGTTTTTCTTTTGAGTCTTCGGTAAATTGATTTTTTTCAATACCACGACTATCTAAAAAATTAATCATTTCTAATAGTTCTTGTTTTTTAGCCTCATCCATTAATCCTCCAGGTTTTGGTTTTGGCATAACTTTATTAGATTTTCTTTTTTCTTCTTCTTCAGCTTCCATAGTTCTTCTAAAAAACTCTTCTTTTGTTATAGGTTTACCTTCAGGATCTTGATAAATAACACCACTCATATCATCAGTTGGATACATAAAATCTTCTGGTCGACCACCTTCCTCTAAATAAACTTTACCACCTTCAAGATACATGTTTCGTGGCATACCCATTGACATGATACCTTGACCAACCATTCCTCCCATCGCTCTGTATTCACTTAAATTTCTATTTACAAAGTCATCAACTTCAGACTGAGATGCATTTGGATTTACGTTTTGATAATATTGTCTTAAATAAGGCTCGACTCTAGATTGTCTTTGTGCAAAGTCCTCATCACTTTCCTCTTCACCTTGAGGTGCTAGTAAGGCACCAAGTCCTACACCTAGTCCACCAACAGTTAAAGCTTTACCGGCAGTTCCTAAACGATTGAATCCTCTTAATGCAGGTCTTAAAAATCCCTCACCTGTTACAATTCCTGTTGCATCATCCACTGATCCGCTGCCAAAGGGTAAAACTAATCTTGATAAACCAGTGATACCTTTACCCAGTACACTTTGTGGACTAAATGACACTGGAAATTTTTTTGCTAGTAAAGGTCCACCAAATTTTACAGCTGCAGCAGCTAACGCAGCTTTACCAACAGGACTTTTTACTATCTTCTTAATAGGTTTTGTTATTTTTCTTACTATCGATCCCATATTTTTTTCGTTAAAATTTTTGTTTGTCTTTTAATTTTATTATCAGAAGATACTCTCAACCAGTTTATGGCTTTGTTAACTCCCAATAGTTTTGTAAAATACTCTTTAGTCCAACGATGAACTTTTAAAATATTACCGATACATAAAGTATCGATATGCCATAATCTATCACCACTATTCCAATCTTCTTGGTTTAACTTAGCAGTCTTAACATATCTGTTTTGAGCCTCTTTATTTAAAAAAGCCCAATTTGTAAAAGCAATCACGTTTTCTCCGTCTTTGTGTATTTTATATTGTTTTAATTGAAAAGATGGCAGGATATGTTGGTAGATCTCTTCATCGGTGTTATCTTTGTATCTATCAAATTTCTTGTAGAAATTGATAACAACCTGCATATCTTCATTCATCTTAATTAAACTGCAGGTATTTCACCTGAACCCATATACTTACCCGTTTTTATCCTATAAAGCAAGATTATGTTGTAACTTCTCTTGGCTTTATTTCTAAGGCTGATAGCACCACATGGAGTCTATTACCTGTTGCAGCTGTCACTTTTATGACTTCTGATTCTGTTGCTACTAGCGGATTTGTTAGTAATTCTGTTGTCCCATTTGCACTAATAGACTTTGTTTTAAATAAGCTAAATACATCATCTGATGTATCTGTAATCGTTACCGTTATGGTATCCGCGTTCCCTGAGTCTTCAGACACGAGTATGGATCTAATCACCGAGGTTGTTGCACTAGGGACCGTGTATAAAGTTGTTGCACTCGTTGTTGTTAGATCCGCTTTTTTATTAATAAATGTATTAGCCATTAATTTATAAAGAAGTTGAAAGCCTCAACTTCATCCTTCAAATCTTGTTGATACGTTGTATTTAGTTTTTGTACAATACCATCAATATCACGAACCAGTGATCTTGCTGTAATAACATCATAGTCTTGATTTGGTTGTGTAAGTGATTGTACAATTTTAGCCATTATCTTCTACCATCCGAGTTGTAATCTATTCTAAATGTTCCAAGTCTCCAAAACTGATTTGTAGAATCATTAGAAACTTTTAGCGCTATAAATCTAGCTCTAGCACGTGTGTCTATTTTTTGTGTAGCAGGGCTAACAGTAAATGGACCTAGTGATGAACTTGCTGCAGTATCGTTTGGAAAATCTCTTAAATCAAGTTGCACGATTGCGTTTCCTGTTTGTGATAAAAAGTCTGGCAACACTCGACTTATTCTCATCATCGTATCACCATCGCCTTGTAATCCTTCACGTTGACCAATATCAAAATCACCTGATTTAATATTTGCAGTAATCGCTGTTGTTTGCCCTGACAACACTTGATTAAGTCCTGTTTCATGTTGATAGTAAACAGAACAACCATCTTGATTACCTTGTACATAAGTTGTTGATGTAGAACTCACATTTGAACTATCATCATAATCTGTTGCGTGTGGTTTACCAAAAATTGCAGAATCAGACCAAGCCGTTCTATCAAGTGTACCAATTGACCAGATAGGTCTTGCGGCTGTTGAGTCTAAATAATTATAAGATACCATTCGATTAACTGTGTTTGACCCGGCGTTTGGATAAAACCACATTACTTCACCAAACAAGTTATTTAATGCAGCGTTAATGTGTTGTCTTGGTGTTGTATTTAAATCATCAAAAACATGATCTTCAACCAAACACGGTAGTGATTCTAGTTTACCAGTATATCTAAAGAAACCATTCTCTGACATCCAATAGGCTGTTCCATCAACTTCAACCGCAGCGTTCTGTCCAATCAAACCACAGTTGGTTCCAACTTGTTGAAACGAGAATGTAAAAGGTGGTCCAACAAAACGCATAATAAATAATGCCGTATCGGTCCAAACATAAATTGCATCACGACCACGAATAGCTCCAACGATCCGTGATCCGTCGGCCAGTCTTTGTGTACCTGCAGTATTGGTTGATGATGGGGTATACGATGTTGTAGCATTAATACTTTCTTGATCTGAGAATCTAATAAACATCGGATCTTTGGTTGACTTTGTACCAATCGTTGTTTCAGTTCCAAAAAATATTAAGTGTCTATCTGGTGCAGATACTAAAGTTGTAGCTGTTGCTGTTGGTGCGTTTGCTAATATTGTTGCACGAGTTGAGTTTGCAGCGGTTGCTTCTGAGTTCCAACTAAATGTTTCACCACCGTTAATCGTTGCAATTAGTAAATTACCAAAGTTATCAAGCGACCATATTCCTGGTGCAGTAACAACATCTCCTGATGGCGCACTGTTCCAAGCAGCAAAAGATGCAGCATCCGTTACCGTTGCTGCAGAATCATGTGCTGCAGCAGTTGTTCCTTGTGCTCCTCTTGTTAGACCTGATAGTGTTCCAGAATCATTGTTAGCTGTGTAAGTTATAAGTTCAGTTCCAATCAATACTGTTCCAGATGAAGAGAACGAAGATGAACTCGCCATGGTTAAACTTGTAGCACTATCTGTTAAAGATGATGATAATGTAGATGTAAACTGTCCTGATAATCGACCACCCCATTGTCCAAGACCCCAACCCGTTGCTGCTGTCTCTAATGCTAAACCTACAGGATAATAATACTGAACACGTATACCTCCAGATGTCGTTGCACCAGAACCAGACTCGTTAGACGGCATGGTAATAGTAATTGTTGTATCAGATGGAATAGTAGTAACTGCAAATTTTTTATCTTCAAAATCAGTAGAACCAAAATTAGAATTTGTAATCGATGAAAAGTTATCTAGTAAAATAACGTCTCCAACGTTTTCAATATTATGTGCACTAGCAAAAGTAATCGTAACCGTTGATGATCCGTTAGTAGTTGTAAACGCACTCGTTAATGTTGTTGTCGATTTAATTGGATGCACGTCATAAAAAACACCACCTGAATAAACATACAATACTCTGTTGGTTCCAAGCGCTGCGTATTTAATACCTCCTGTTGTCACAAAGTGATGAATAGCAGTATTACGACCTGTAATTTTTGTATCACCAAGCTGAGTCCAACCACCTATTTTTTCAGGAATACCATATCTAAATCTAACGTTATCACAATCAGTCCATTGTCCTTCACCACTAGAAGAACTAATTTGTTTATTTATTCCTGGTGCAAATCTTAATTTTTGTAACATAATTTACTCCGCATTATTTGGTACACCTTTAGAATTTACTTGTGGTGATTCTGCAATCGCCAAATAAACATATTTATTATTATTATCATTAGTTTCTGATCTTGTGTTTCTAGGTTTAAATCCATTACTATAAAAATCTAAATTAAAATTTGATGATTCACCTTCAGCTTCACTTTCATTAGGATAAATGTATTTATCTCTTGGATTAAATAAATTTCTTTTATTATCTTGTATAATCCACTTATAAGAGCCAGTTGAATGATTTTTTACATATATGAAAGCAGGTTTAAAACCTGTATATATAAAAGCTCCATCGTTTGACCCAACACCAGTATAACTACCTACTTTACAATATCCTTGAACACTATGAATACAAACAACATTAAAAGTACTACCGCTATTATTTGTTGCTGAATCTGTTCCAACAGTAATAACACTACTTGTAGGTGCTGTATCATTAAACATATTTGAATCTGTGCCTGCAGTATCTGTTGTATCTTGACGTAAAAATTTTCCACCGCCTAAAGCGTCCCAAAATGAAATTCTATTAGTGCTACCTGCTGATATATTTTTTATCCAAAAAGTTTCTGGTGCAGCAGTTAAACCATGACCAACTGTTGCATTAGAACCACTTCCAGTAAATTGTAAAATACTTATTCCTGCTGTAGTATTTGCTTGTACTGTGCTTGTGATTCCACCATTTGAATTTGATGATGTTGATCCTTCGCCAACATTCCAATTCCATGTACAATAAGTATCAGAACCATCATTTACAGCATCATTAGCTCCAGTTGAAAATCCATCTGTGTCAAATGATGATAAACCATCTGTTTGAGTGTCTTGTGCATTGTTGCTATTTAAATCTAGTTTTTTATTCGCTCCTCTTGTTGAATCATACTGAATACCACCATTACTAGCATTTCTTTGTTTTACCCAGACGATGTCTGGTTTCATATTCTCACTACCATCAAACGTAATTGATTGTGTGCTACCATTACCAGTATATGTTTTTACTTGAAAGTATAACTCTGGATTATCTACTGTTGTATAAGCCATCTATCCTCCATACTCCGCTAAGTTTTTAGTGCATATCGCAAAATATCCTGATGGTACAGAAAATTCAAAATTACCAAACCCTTCACTATCTGAATTACCTGATGAAATAGAAAAACTAGGATTACCAAAATTATATTCTAATGTGCTAGTGCCAGAAACTCCAACAGAATGTCCTGCATAAATTGTTACTGGAGCTGCTAAAACTGTTGCACTATTTGTAACGAAACCACTTCCTGATGATGGATCACCACCAGTATTTGATGAACTATAATTAAAAAAATTACCATTTATTCCGACATATAGTTTTGTGTTGTCCATATCTAACGCAAACTGAATTATGTCGCCAGTAGAATAACTATTAAACCCATCTATTTCGTTATTTGATCCAGCAGTTATTATGTTAAATCTTCCACTTGTTGTACAAGTAAATTCAAAACCAGAAAAATTACCTTGTATTGTGCTTGTTGAATTTGATGTAACACTCTCAAAAGCTGCTACTCCTGCTCTTGTTCTATCTGAACCAGCATCTGCAGTAAATTTAACTTCAAAATACCATTTACCTTTTGAAAGCATTATATTAGTACCATAAAGTCCAAATGTACCTGATCCACTTTTGTTTACCTTACAATTACCTTCAGATAATGTAAAGTTACTTGCAGTTGGGTGAGTTGAAGTAAAAGTACAAAAGTTATTTGTGCAAGTATCCACACATTGATCTATTGCTGCTAAGTTAGTTAAACTAAAATCATTACCATTTCCAGACGTATCATCACCTAAAGCTGAACTATCTTTAAATTCAAGATAAGACCCATTAGTACCAAAAGTAACATCATCTTTAAATTCTTTTGGTTTCCATATTGTAGGACTATTAGAGTCAAATTCTCCAAAGTCAGTTGGTGCAAGTTGAGCACCATCAATATATGCAACTTCACATAAATAACCAGGAAAAAATGTTCCTGATCTTCCACCAAAATTTATTATGTTGCCACTATTATTAATATTTATATCAGTATTTAATGATGGATAACTTGCTGAATCTAAATCTGTTTCTTCTACTCCATTAACATAAAGTCTAACTCTATTAGCTTCAGTAGATTGACTAGTATCTACTGCAAAAACTATATGATAAAATGCACTTTCATCTCTAAATAATCTTTTAGTTCTTAACCTAAAAACATAAGCACCACTTATGTAGGCATCAAGACGCATTTTTCTGTCAGCGTTTATCTCCATGGTAATCATATTATTACCAAAACTTCCATCAGGATCTACGCCAAAAGGCATAGCATCATTTGTGCCATAGGCACTAAGTTTCATCCAAAAAGATGTAGTAAATATTTTAGTGCTTCCAGAAGAACTTATTGTTCTTGTTATTTTAGAACTACTAGCCGCATCAAATCTTAATGAATTATCTACGTTGTATCCTGTTTCTCTAACTGAATTTGCTCCAAGAATCGTAGGCATTAAACTACCTCTGTTGGAAACTCTCCAAGGGGTCTTGTAATTGAACCATCTTCATTTTTAACATAAGTCATTAATGTTTCTAATGCAGCAACATCAGAACAATTATCTATTGATGTTTCCATTTCATTTACTTTAGTCCTAACATTTGTTCTGTAGGTGGACACATTACTTGGAACTGAATAAGATGAAACTTCTGTTGCTTTTGTGACATACCAGTCTGTTTTAGATAATAAACTATAAGCCTGTGTATTAAACTTTTCTTTATAAATTGTTTTTAATCCTTTGTCTTTAACTTCTCCCTCTGTGCCTAAACCATCTGTTTCGTCTTGTGCTGTGAATAAAGTATCAGCTATTTGTTTTGCAGTGGCTGTTCCATAAGAACCTGTAACTTTATTATCTGCAAAAGCATAAGTAATGTTTGTATTAATATAATATTCTTCATCTTTTTTATTTGTGCTATCTATTTCGACTGTGTAAATACCTATTGCGTTTCTATCACTTTCACTCCAAAGTGAAAAAATTGATTTTGAATATTGAGTATCCCCAATGACAATACCTTTATTACCTGCAAAATATTTTGTTATTGATCCTGATTCGACTAATGCAAACATATTATGATAACGTTAAGTTTAGATTTCTTCCGACTTCTAAAAATTTTGAGCCGTTATATCTAAACACAAACAAGTCTCCTTTACTAGCTGTTGTGGTTAATGTTGGTGCTGTGTCTGCAGTAAATTCATACACAGCGTTAAATGATAATGTTCTTGATCCTGTGCCATCTTGTATAACAAGTAGTGAAACAAACTGGCCAGCGACAGCGTTTGATCCTGCACCTAAAGTTCTATTTGCACCTAGTGTTACTTTTGCAACAGGAGATGCCGCAACATCCCAAGAAATAGTTGATGCATCTGTTAGTGTGGCTTCTGCATTAAAAGCTGCAGCACCAAATATAGAAGTACCTCCAGCTGACATATCTAAAGTTAACGCTGTTACAGCAGCGCCACCATCAT